CTGGGCTTGCACCAGCGGCGGCGGGTGCCGTCGGCCTTGCGGGTTGCGTGGGTTAGAACATGGAAATTTGCTCACATTCTGCGGCGGGCTGTGCAGGGGTGGGAGCTGCGGCGGCCTGCTGCGCTGCCTTGCGGGCCTTGCGTTCGTCGGCCAGCTTTTTGTTATAGGCGGCGATCTCCTCCGGGGTCTTGGCCTTGGGGGCGTCGTCCTGCCCGGCGGGCTTGACCTGTTCGCGGGTGAACAGGTGCGCCTTGGCCATGTAGTAATGCGGGTCGGGGGCGTCGGCGTCGGGGCTGTTCTGCCCGGCTTTGGCGGCCTCTGCGCGGGCGGCCTTGGCGGCCTTGCCGGGGCGCTCGGTGTACTTCCACAGATCGCAGGTAATGGCGGCGTGTTCGCCACGCTTGACGGAGTAGCCCGCCTTTTTCCACTCTGCAAAGGTGTGAATGGGCAAGCAGCCCTTGGCGGCCACGATGGCCTGCGCCTCTGCCTTGGTGTAAATGCCGTGTGCGATTGCCTGATTGATGATGATCTCGTTGTTAGTCATGGTGAAAACCTCCAAAATATTTTTTATTAGATCGGCCCGGCGGGCTTGCAGCGGGCCGGATGTTTTGATAAAATGGGGGTAGCCGCTGACAGGAGCGGCCACCCTTGCAGGGTGTTAGGCTTGGCGGCTTTGACGGGTGCCAAGCCTATTTTTTATTTCCCTGCGGTGTTGGTGGGCGGTGTCGTGCCTGCAATGTATTTCAGGCAGTCAAGCACCTGCGCCGGTGTCATGCCTTGCGCCCGGAGCCAATCAGCCAGCCGGTCAAGCTCTTTTGCTGTCGTGTCGTTCATGGTGTCCTTTCTCCTCCTGTCCGGGTATTCAGCTTGCAACCCTGTTGCGTGTCGCTTGCTGTGCCTGAATGGTAGCACGCAACAGGGTTGCTTGTCAAGCCCTGTTGCGTGCTTTCTGCGTTTTGCACAAAATCCTGTTGCGTGCTTTGTGCAAGTTGCACTGTTGCGTGTTTTTAATTTATAATATATAATAAAACTATCCCCAAAATAGGAGGCTAACAGATGGCAGTATCAGAGAATAAGCGAAAAAATAACGATAATTACAACAAGAAATGCGATTATATCAGCATTAGGCCACTGAAAGAACGCGGCGAACAGATCAGGCAGGCGGCCAAGCTGGCCGGGCAAAGTCTGCAAGGGTACATCTTGCAGGCCTGCGCCGAACGCATGGAGCGCGACGGCCTGCCCATCGACCAGCCCGCCACCGATGAAGAAAAATAAAACAGATCAGCACAAAAGCCCCTGCAAGCTCACCGCCTGCAAGGGCTTTTCTTTTTCCCACTATTCACACCACCCCACCAGCCAGCAGGCCGCCCACCACCAGCAGCACCGGGCAGCAGCTCACCCGCCAGCACCAAACCACCGCCACACCAGCACCAGCCCCAACACCGACAGCCAGCACACCGCCCACACTCAAACACACAACACCCGGCGGAACACCAGCGGCCAGCACCGCCGCCCGGCAGACCGCCGCGCCGACGATCACCAGCGGAACGCCCGCCCGCGCCGCCTGCGCAGTTACTAAACGCCCGCGCACTATACCGCCCGCGCGGTAATTACTAAACGCGCCTGTACGCACCAGCGCTCGCCCGTGCGCGGTAGGTACTGCGCGCGCGTACATTTAGCTTTGCGGGTTCGAGAGCGCAAAAGTTGGGTAGGTATGAGGGCGTTTTTTCACTTCCCCTTGGGCCGGGCGGAAAAAGTAAAGGGGGGTCAAAAAAATAAAATTGGGCAGAAATGAGGGCCGGGGCGCGGGCTTGGTGGCAGGCACGGGAGAGCCGGAGGCGGCGCAGGAGAGGGAAAGCCGGGGCGGTGCAGGAACGGGAAAGCCGGGGGCGGTGCTGCCCGGCGGCGGCGCGGTGGGGGGCAAAAAAATAAAGGCAAGCACAGGTTTGTGCAAGCCTTTTTCAATCCTGCATATCGCCGGTGAGCCATTCAATGGTCACGCCGAGAACGCGGGCAAATATGACAAGTTCATAATCGGTTACAAAGCGCAGACCGGTTTCTATGCGGCTGACGGCCTCGCGCCCGATGGACAGACCGGCAAGCTGTAACTTGGCGGCCAGTGCGTCTTGCGACAACCTTTGCGCGGTGCGGGCTTGGTGGATTCTATCGCCGGAGATATTGGCCTTGCCCTCGTATGTGTAAATCTTCAAACCTTTTCACCTCGCTTTACTTGACAATAGCATTTTTTACGCTTAATCTTGTAATAAAGATTTACAAAACATAAAAAAGCATAGAAAAAAGTAAAAATGATTTACAGATGAAGCGGAGGCCGGGCAATATGAGAAAGCAGCAGGAACGGAGAAGCGGGCGGCAATGGCTGGTTGCGGTGCTGGCGGTGGCGCTGGGGCTGACGGTGGCCGGGTGCAGTGCGAGTGTAGCCAGCAACCACGAACACGAATGGGAGGCGGCGACCTGTGAAACGCCGCGCGTGTGCAAGACCTGCGGTGAAACGGACGGCGAACCGCTGGGCCATACTTGGCAGGAGGCCACCTGCCTTGCCCCAAAGACCTGCACGGTTTGCGGTAAAACGGAGGGCAAGAAATCAGAAGATCATGTGTGGAGTGAGGCTACCTGCACGGAGCGGGAAAAGTGTGTGCTTTGTGGCAGAGTGAATTTCCACACGGAACCTCTGGGGCATGACTGGATTGCACCGACATTGGAGGCACCCTATACCTGCGCCCGGTGCGGAGAACAGCAGGGAGAGCCGCTGAAACTAAGCGCGTTTAACCGTGGGCACAACGGAAAGTGGGAGGCGCACCCGACAAAGGAACAGTATGTTGGCATGAGCGGCTATGTTGCAGTTACACACTCCTATGCGTACTCGACGAAAGACAGCCCTTATGAAAACAACTGGCTTGCAGCACCGTGGTATGCAACTACCTACGAAAAAGACAAGCAGTTTTTTAACCCGGTTGGAACGGTGGAACATAAAACGCCGGTCACTGTGATCGGGCAGGAGTTGACGGACTGGCAAAGCGGGGTTTGTTGCTATCATGGATTTCTTTTGGTGGAGCGGGTGGACAATGGAGAACAATTTTATATTTCCGTGACGGACTTTGTAACGGAACCGTATTGGGAGGTTACAAACGCAAACGATGTAGGGGCTGGAAACCCGTGCCTTGCCGTGTACCACCAGCGCAGCGACTACTACCCGGTAGACCACGACGGGAAAAAATACAATGCGGCGGACGGTGAAGTGGTAATGATATTCGGCGCTACAAACTGGGGTGGCATAGACAGAGAAACAAACCAAGTAGATGTTCTTGGGGCAAATGGCCGGGGGTTCTTCAACGCGGAGGATTTGACGGTGATCTACTAAGCACCGGGCACAGAAAAATATTTTTTGAAAGTTAGCAACTTTGACAGGTTTTGTGTGGTATATTAGTAGCATGAAAATATAAAGGCTCGTGGCGGGAACGCTGCGGGCCTTTTGTTTTGGGCCTGCCCGGCGGGGGCGGGCTTTACTTTTTGGAGGTGTAGAATGCCGAAGCGGAGCGAGAAGCGCGACACCGCCAAGGCTGAATATATCGCCAAGAAGAAAAAGGGCGAGGAAGTAAGCCTGCGGGCGCTGGCCGGGGAGCTGGGTGTGAGTTACCAAACCCTGCGAAACTGGAAAGCGGCGGACAAGTGGGAAGAAGCGTTACCCAAGAAAAAGCGCGGCGGGCAGCCGGGCAACCAAAACAGCAAGGGCAAGCGCAACGCGGCGGGCAGCCACGACGGTGCGCCGCCCGGCAATAAGAACGCAGAGAAAGACGGAGCGTACAGCACCGTCTTTTTTGATATGCTTTCTGCCGAAGAATTGAAGATCACCGAGAGTGTGCCGCTGGGCGGGCGTGAGGCGCTGGAACATGAAATGAAGATTTTGAAGTTCCGCGAACACAAGATACTGGCAAAAATTGCCGAGTATGAGAGCCAGCCGGAGGACGCGCTGTTTGTGAGCAGCCTTTTGGATATGCGCACCCCCGGCGGGCGGGGTAAGGACAAAAAAGACGGTGCCAACCAAACCATGGGTATGTACAGCAAGGACAGCGCCTTTAGCCGGGTGCTGAAATTGCAGGAAGCGCTATACAAGGTGCAGGGCCGCATTGCCAAGATTGCGGACAGCCTGCGGGCCTTGGAGGAGAGCGACAGGCGCATGGCGCTGGAAAAGCAGCGGCTTGAAATTTTGCGCATGAGAGCCACCGGCGCGGTGGATGTGCCCGACCCCGACGGGACGGCGGCAGATGATCTTGACGCGCCTTTGGAGGAGGACACGGAGGAATGACACTGTACACCAGCAAGGTTATTGCCCAGTGGTTATGCCTGACCGAACGCCGGGTGCGGCAGTTACGCGACGAGGGTGTGATTGTGGAGGCAAGGCCGGGGCTGTATGAGCTGCAACCCACCGTGGCCCGGTACATCAAGTATTTGGGCGGAGCGGGAAAAGAAAGTCTGAACACCGAGCGCATGAAGCTGACCGCCGAAAAGCGGAAAGCAGCGGAAATGGACAACGACCTGCGCCGGGGCGATTTGCACAGTACGCAGGATATTGAGAAAGGCATACAGACCATGTGCCTGAATATCCGCAGCCGGTTTTTGGCTATGCCTGCCAAGCTATCGCCTACGCTGGCGGCTATGGACGGAAACCAAGCCGCTATTTTTGACGAAATGAAAAAGGCCATCGACGAAACGCTGGAAGAATTGAGCGACTACCGCGTGGCCTTTGCTGTGGAGGACACCGCCGATGAAAGAACGGAAGAAAAATAAAGACCCCTGCGCGGGGTGCGTGTGGAGAATTTGGACAGGCGAAGAAAGAGGCCTGTGCTTTTTCCCGGATTGCAGGCGAAAGGAGTACGACAGACTGTGGGGTAGCAAAAAAGCAAAAGCTGCTGGAAATACCGCAGGCGACAATGGAAATGCTGGCGCGGTGTGTGGCGACGCTGAAACCGCCCCCGGAGCTGACACTATCCCAATGGGCTGACCGCTACCGTATGTTGAGCGCAGAGAGCAGCGCCGAGCCGGGGCGATGGCACACCGACAAGGCACCGTACCAGCGGGAGATCATGGACGCCATAGGTGATGCGCACATACGGCGGGTAGTTATCATGTGCGCGGCGCAGTTGGGCAAGACCGAACTGCTGCTGAACATCCTTGGCTATTTTATGGCCTATGCCCCCGCGCCCATCTTGGTTATGCAGCCGACCTTGGACATGGGGCAGACATTCAGCAAAGACCGCTTGGCCCCGATGATACGCGACACGCCGGTGCTGCGCGGGCTGGTGGATGTGAAAAGCCGATACGCCGGGAACACGATCTTGAAAAAGAATTTCCCCGGCGGGCACATCACCATAGTGGGCGCGAACAGCGCCACCGGCCTTGCCAGCCGCCCTATTAAAGTACTGCTGGCCGACGAGGTAGACCGCTACCCCGGCAGCGCCGGAACCGAGGGCGACCCGTTGAGCCTTGCCCAAAAGCGCCAAACAACATTTTGGGATAAGAAAACGGTTATGGTATCGACCCCGGTTATCAAGGGGCACAGCCGCATTGAAACCGAGTACAACCAATCCACCCGCGAGGAATGGAATGTGCCGTGCCCGGAGTGCGGGCATTACCAGCCATTTGTGTGGGCAAACCTGATCTTTGACCCGGACGACCTGCAAAAAGAGATCGTTTACAAATGCGAACGCTGCGGGTGCGTGGCGAACGAATACCGCTGGAAACAGCAGAGCCAGCAGGGCCGCTTTGTGGCGGAAAACCCCGGCGCAGAAACGCGGGGGTTCCACCTGAACACGCTTGCCTCCACCTTTTGCGGATGGAAAGAGATCGTGCAGAAATTCATAGTGGCGAAAGAACAGCTTGACCAAGGAAACCCGGAGGGCATGAAGGTTTGGGTAAATACCGAACTGGGTGAAACTTGGGAGGAGCGGGGCGAACAGGTGGAGGACACCGAACTGTTCAACCGCCGCGAGATTTACGACGCGGTGGTGCCCGAAGAAGTGCTTGTGCTTACCGCCGGTGTGGATGTGCAGGATGACCGCTTTGAGGTTGAGATCGTGGGTTGGGGCGTTGGCAAGGAAAGCTGGGGAATCCGATACCAAAAGATTTACGGCGATATGCTGAAAGAACAGGTGTGGGAGGACTTGGACGCTTTTTTGCAGACCGTGTGGTGCAAAAAGGACGGAACCGCGCTGCGCATTATAAGCTGCTGCATGGCAATCATGGGCAAAACCGCG